GAATACGATTATGAGGTAGCCACTGAGTTCCGTAATTACTGCAAGGATAACAAGGTTAGCATCTGGCTATGCGCCCATGCGGTTACTGAGAGCTTGAGAAAAAAGCATCCGCAGGGGCATGAGTTTGGGGGGCATCCTATACCATGTAGCATGAGCGACATTGAGGGCGGTGGTAAGTGGGGCAACCGCAGTGATTTTTTTTGCGTGATCCATAGGTACACAATGTCTCCTACGGACTGGATGTACAGTGAGATCCATGTTAAAAAGATCAAAGAGGTGGAAACTGGTGGTAAACCCACTAGCCTAGATTTTCCTATACGCATGAGATCACTACCTAGCAATGTAGGTTTTGAGATCGGAGGGGATAATTTAATTGTTAAAAAAGAAACTAAGCAAGGGGGTTTCCCTTTCTAGAATATGAATTACCTTGAAGTGAAGCAATTAGGTATGGGCAAGAGCATGACATTATTATGGCTTAGAACCAAGAGCAGAGATCTCATGGAGATAGCCAATGCTATAAAACCAGATCCAGAAGCAGATAAGGATAGCCCAGAGTGGAACATCTTTTTAGATCTACTATCAGTCTATGGAGCTATTGATGCTTGTATAGATATGGTAGAGGAAACTGAGGGATTGATCTGGGATGCTCAAGCCGAAAACGCCAAACACAAATTAACCATCCAACAACTACAAAGAAAGCTGAAAGTTTACGAGGATCAATTTGATCTACTGGATGAGGACTTAGAACTAAGAGACAATGATTAGAAGTACAAAGAGACTACAAATAGAGTACGATCACTACCGAGAAGTGTTTAATGTGGGTAATGATAGAAAAAAACACAATGTACTATTTCGCCATGCTTTTATGGTAGCATCCAGAGAGCTATACACATGCCAAGCCATTGGCGATGTAGTAGGCAGAGATCATGCTACGGTAGTACATGCAGAGAGAAACCATGAGATGAATTACCGCTTTATTGCCGAGTATAGGCAGGGGTATCACTTTGCTACTAAACAGATCCAGAAACTTGCAGAGATGATGGATGAAGTTTACCCAGACACTAAGACCATGTATATAGCCGAGAATATAAAATTGCGCCAGTTGGTGCATGAATTGCATGAGAAACTAAAAGCTCAAAACGATGAATTTTGCGATAGACCTAGCACCGCTAATGGGGTTTCTAGTAGGGATAAACTACTGGAACTCCAAGATGGATGATGACTACGAACAACCCACCTACCACAGTTTACAGATCTGCCTAGCAGTTTTTGCACTGGTAGTAACATGGCAGACTAATGAGGTGGCTTAACATTATAGCCTCTCAGCATAGTGAGTGGGTAAGCCTTGCCTTGCGCTTTGGCGCAGGGAATGAGGCTGAGGATATGGTGCAGGAGATGTACCTACACCTCAACAAGTACATCAAAGATCCTAGCACCATCATCAAGGATGGTAAGGTAAACAAAGCCTTTATTTGGGTAGCCTTACGAAACCTTATCCGATACCGCCAGAAACGAGATAGCAAAGGAGTAGTGTCCTACTACGATCAACTCTACGATCCAGTGGCAGAGCCATACGATCATGAGGAGGCAGAAGCCTTTGAAACCCTAATAGACAATATCTACGATAGCACTGATGACCTCCATTGGTACTACGGTGCTATGTTTAAACTCTACTTTACCACAGATCAGAGCATGAGGAATATATCAGAGGGGAGTAGGATCTCCCTCAAAAACATATTTGAAACGATTAAAAAAACTAAGGAGCATGTCAAAGAAAACACCCAAGAGGACTACCAAGACTACAAGAACCAAGACTACGAACACATCAAAAGGATTAGGAGACACCGTAGAAAAGATCACTAAAGCAACTGGGATCAAGGCGGTGGTAGATGCCTTTGCTGATGCTACTGGTATTGACTGTGGATGTGATGCTAGAAAGGAGAAACTCAATGAGATTTTCCCCTACAAGAAAACAGAGATCCTATGCCTTGAGAGAGATGAGTACGATACGCTTGACCGTTTCTTTGCTCAGTTTAATGGCAATGAGATTAAGGAGGAGTGGCAAGAGCCTTTGAGCTTGATCCATGCTAGAACCTTTCAGCATAAAATGTACATACCCTGCACATGTAGCCCTAGAGAGTGGAAACGCCATATAGATGATCTGAGAGGGTTATATGGAGCGTATGAGATTGACTAAACTACTCATGGCGTGGCTATTTGCTAATGGGCATGAGTTTATAGATGTACAAGAGGGGGTGGGGATGACCACCCAAAGGGATGGTAGGATCTGGAAATTTGATCTCTCTGGTAACTATGGAGGTATGCAGGTTAAGTTCAAAAACATGGTGTTCTACTTTTACCAAGATGGTAAGCTACTAACTCAAACCGATCTGAATGAGTTTACATAATTACCTAAAGAATAGCCTCAAGCTATCGCCAGAGAGATTGGCACATGTCAAAGAGATGGGTAAACATGCAGAGAACCTATTTCAAGAGCTAACCAATGCCCAGAAAACTGAGGGGGATGATGATAAAAAGCACATAGATTTTATTACCCAGAACGGTGCTAAGGTAGATGTCAAAGGCTTAAAGCGATCACATGAGTATGGCTACATACTGATAGAGATGCAAAACAGATGGGGGTATCATGGGTGGTGTGCTAAGCAGAGCAAGGCTGAGTACATTGCTTTTTTGTTCCCAGAGGGTTTCCATGTGTTCCAGAAAGATCAGCTAAGAAAACGCACCCTAGAGCTTTGTGAGCCATATACTGGAGAGGTACATAGGCAGTACCATGTTAAGTGCTATGAGATGCCCAATGTCTGGTTAGGTAGACCGTACTCTCAAGATGTGTTTACCTACATACGCTTGAGTGATGTTGAAAACTTGATACTGGGTACTATTGAATTACCAGATAATTAACTAACTTTAGTGAGTTATTAACCAATACATATTCACAATGGTAAGTAGATTTACAACCAACCCTAGTACCAAGCTAACGCATGTGTGGTCTTTTTGGGCGCACGATGTACCGAGAGATGATAACTCTGGACACTTTACAACACACACCTACCTAGACACTCAAACTGGTCAGCAATGGCTTAGAGTGTTCAATGATACCTTTACCTACGATAAGGTATTCCATGATAAGTATGAGTATGCTCGTTTTGTCATGGCAAAACAGATGGGTACAGATGGATAACATGCACCAATTTAAAAGGATTGCCAATGCGTTACTGCGGAGGCAATTCCCTTTTAAGCCCCAACGCACCGCATGGGTAGCTAAGATGTGGGCAAGGTATTATCGTAAAACCAGAACGAGATGACACCAGAAAACGCAGTACATAAAGCCACCCAGATCTTTGATGATCCTACGATCTCAGATAAGGATAAGGTAGATGACCTGCTCTGGATTGATGCCCAGATCTACCAGAACTTGGGCAGTGCTAGTTTGGGATCAGACAAAGACAAAGCCAAGAGAGCATCTGCATGTATATACCGTTTCATCAAGGCTATTGATACTGAGAAAGGGCAGAGGTTTCTAAACGCATTAGGCTACACCAGATGATTACAGTAAATAGTTTATCTGGGGGTAAGACCTCATCCTATATCGCTAAGCATTACCCTGCTGATTACGATGTGTTTTCCCTCGTAAGGGTAGAGGATGAGAACTGTAAGTTCCCAGATGAGAAAATACGCAAAGAGGTAGAGGATAGACTACAAGCTCCTTTTGTCGGTACGGTAGAGGATGATACTATTATCTACACCATGTTAGATCTGGAGCAGTTTATAGGCAGGGAGATCTCATGGGTAACTGGGATCACATTTGATGAGGTGGTGCGTAGTAAGGGTGGGTGGCTACCTAACATGCTACACCGCTACTGCACCACTAACCTAAAGCTCATGCCTATATTCCACTGGTGGCATAGTAACATAGGAGAGCCAGTTGAGATGCGTATAGGCTTTAGAGCTAACGAGCAGAGGAGAGCCAAAAAGATGATAGAGCGTAAAAACGAGAACGGTCTACTAGAGATTAAAGCCACAGTAGAGAAACACTCTAACGGCAGAAACAAGTGGGAAACATTTGAGTGGCAGTCTCCCTCCTTTCCTCTGATCCTAGACAATGTGTACAAGGATAATGTAGAGGAGTATTGGAAAGATAAACCAGTACGCTTTGCATGGATGAATAATTGTGTAGGGTGCTTTCATAGGAATGAGATCCTGCTCAAGAAAATGTTTGAAAAACACCCTAACAAAATGCAGTGGTTTTCTGACCAAGAGATAGGCAGAGGAGGTAAGGGTACATGGAAAAACGGTATAACCTATGAAGCTATTAAAGAATACAAATTGCAGTTTGAGCTATTTGATGATGAATTTGATGAGTGCGATAGTGGCTACTGTGGATTATAACAAGGATGAATGGAGGCATATAAATTAGGGGCGGTATTACTAGGCTAATTTATGTAGCAAGGGGGGTTCAACTCCCCCCCATCCTACAAAACACCAAAGAGAAATGAAATATTTTACAGAAAAAGAAGTGCAAGATTTTAAGGATGGTAGTATAAACTACCCTTATATAGTGGTAGAAAAAGAACAACACGAGGTAATTGAGGTCAGCGAAATAGTTAGTATTGGTGGTATGGCTAATAATAACGGCATACCTACTGAAATTGAAATACAAGTACACACTAAAAACGAACCGACTAAACACCTTAAATATCGTTTAGTTCAGTAGTATTGTGCCTAATACCTTTTATAAAGCATATAAGAAAACCTTTAACACCAAAGAGAGATGAAAGAGAAAACAATTACACTACTAAATGGAGAGCAGTGGGATCAAGCCGAGATCGTAGAGAGAGCTTACGAGGATGAGTTCTACTATGGTTATCTGGGCAAGAACGCCCTCAGTAGCTCTAACATCAAAAAGATCTTAGACAGTCCTAAGACCTACTACAACCTCATGCAATATGGGGATGAGACAAATAGCCAAGCTCTAAGAGATGGCAGACTGATCCACATGATGGTACTAGAACCCCATAGGATCAATGAGCTTGTATTTGCAGATGTCTCTACTAAGACCACCAAAAAGTGGAAAGAGATGAGTGCAGAATACCCTAACCACATCCTATACACAGAGAAAGAGAAAGCTAATGCAGAACGCCTAGCAGATGCCATCCTCAAGAATGAGACTGCCAGAGGTCTACTATCAGACAGTAAGTTTGAGGTAGCCCAAGTGGATCACATAGAGGGGTATGCCTTTAGAGCTAAAGCTGACATACTCAAAAACAATGGAGGCATAGTAGATCTGAAAACCACTAGCGACCTCCGCAATTTTGTGTACTCCAGTAGAAATAAGTGGCACTACGATGTACAAGTGTACATTTACTGTCAGCTATTCAACTGCGATTACTCAGACTTTCAGTTCCTAGTCATTGACAAAGCCTCATGCGATATAGGGGTGTACACCTGCTCCCCAGAGTTCTACAACAAGGGGGAGAGCAAGGTGTTATATGCCCTGCAACAATATGTAGACTTTTTTGAGGGTAAATCCCCAGAGGAGGTGCAAGAGATGCTACATGATTACACCATAATAGGAGAGCTATGACACTAAAGAGAATAAGCAGGAAAGCTAGACACCTAGCATACCTACGCCAGACACTCAGAGAGCTACGCTACGACACTATCAATACGGTTCTGGTATGTTCACACCTAAACAACCTAGATGATGCCACAGAACACCTATTAAACAATGCTAGACTGATACGCAAATATGAACGCAGGAGAAAATGGCTCAGACTGTAATACTGGTTATTTACCTTGCCCTCATTGTATGGGCATTAAAGACCGCACAAAAGGAATAATAGAACTGTGCCAGAGAGATCTGGACACTTACGGCATTGAGTACGAGTGATAGCGTACTTAATATGGTTTATTGGTTTTAAGACTACTATCACTAGGGGGGTGTACTACACATCCCCCTTTTTTTTGTTCTATGTAAAACTAACATGATTTAACATGCCATTTCAAAAAGGAAATAGTCTGGGGGGTAGACCTAAAGGCGTAGCTAATAAATCTACTCAACAGATCAGAGATGCCTACCATAAACTCCTAGAGGATAACTTAGATAACATGAGCAAGTGGTTAGCGGATGTAGCAGGAGATGATCCCAAACAAGCTCTGGATCTAATGCTCAAGTTGAGTGAGTACATGATCCCTAAACTAGCAAGGCAGGAGATAGTAGGTAATGATGGAGAGGATCTGTTCAAAAACATTACCCTCCAGTTTGGAGACTGGAAAGACTAGCCTGACCAAAGACTGTACAAAGTAAGGCTATAACCTCACGATCAAGTGTTCAAGCATATAAAAATGGGCATAGCCATCAAATTATGTGCAGGAGCATATAGACACTAACACATGGAGATAACTGCATTTACACCACACCCTAAACAGAGGGATCTACTAGAGGGCGTGATCAATGGATCAGAGAAGTACCACATAGCATCCATAGGGAGGCAGTTTGGTAAATCTCTCATGGCTGAGAACCTAGCTCTTTACTGGGGGGTTAATGATGCACCATGCAAGATCCTCTGGGTGTCTCCAGTCTACTCTCAAGCTACTAAGGTGCAGAAAGAGCTGATGAGTGCCATAGGGGGTACACCACTGGTACGCCAGAACAATTACTCCACCAATGAGATAGAACTAGCCACTGGCAGTACGATCTACTTTAGATCGGCAGAACGCTACGACAATATAAGGGGGATGACCTTAGACTATTGTATAGTGGATGAGGCAGGGTACATTAAGGATGATGCGTGGAGGGAGGCGATCAAGCCTACCCTACTGGTAAGAGGTAAAAAGGTGCTATTCATATCTACCCCTAAAGGCAAGAACTGGTTTTATGACATGTACCAATATGGTACATCTCCAGACTACCCCAACTACCGAGCGTATAAGGGCAGTAGCTATGACACCCCCTTTATAGATCCTAAAGAGATAGAGGAGGCTAAGAGGACAGTACCAGAGAAAGTATTTCAGCAAGAGTACCTAGCTGAGTTCATAGATGGAGGGGGAGAGGTGTTTGCCAACCTCAAAGACATAGCCACCCTACACACCTACCCTAGACCAGAGGGCAAATGCTATGCAGGTCTGGATATAGGTAGGCAAGAGGATTACACAGTGCTGACCATCATGGATCAGAAAGGCAGGGTAGTAGACATCTACCGAGATAACCGTATGCAGTGGAGCAGTATGGTATCAGAGGTGCTGATCAGACTAAAGCGGTTTAATGCCTCATGCTTAGTTGAGGTCAATGGGGTAGGAGATCCTATATACGAGCTGATCAAGAGACAGTACCAAGATACCCACCCCTTTACCACTAGCCACCAGAGCAAGAATGAGATTATAGAGGGGCTTATTATTGATACAAACGAGGGGGGGATCTGTATTCCTAATGAGACATTATTCCCACACCTCTACCAAGAGATGGGCTACTTTACATACGAGTATAGCCCTAAGACTAGGAACATTAGATACGGACACCCAGTAGGGCTACATGATGATACAGTGATGAGCCTAGCCCTATGTAACTACCACAGAAAAAAGAATAGAACCTATGGCACATACGCAATTAGATAACTATACAGTGATGTTCCCAGAGAGCATCAATGAGCTGACAGTAGAGCAGTACCAGAGATACCTAAAGGTAGACACTGAAAACCTAACCTTTCAACTACTCAAGGCTAGTGAGATCTTTCTGGGCATACCCCTCAAGGTAGCCCTCTCAGCTCAGAGCGATGGTTTCTTTAACATGATGGCACAGTTGCTAGAGATGATCGGAGCAAAGCAACCCCTTACCCCTATTGTAGAGTACAATGGTAAGGAGTACGGATTTATACCACTGCTAGAGGAGATGAGCTTAGGGGAGTACATAGATCTGGATGAGTACCTACCAGACATGCAGAGCCTCCATAAAACAGTAGGGGTACTATACAGACCGATCACTCAGCGTATAGGCAGTAGGTACACCATTGAACCCTATGAGCCTAACGATGGCTTTAAGGATTTCCCTCTGGGGGTAGCACTGGGGGCTATGGTTTTTTTTTGCGATTTAAGCAGGGAGTTATCCGAGATTACCCAGACCTCTTTGGAGATCCAGATGCCGAGCCTACCTACAACCTAACCTCTGAGGGTAATTTTGGTAGAAAGTGGGGATGGCTCTCTAGCGTGGATCATCTAGCGCAGGGGGATGTGAGTAAGTACGACAGTGTTACTAAGCTACCCCTACACCTATGCCTAACCAAGCTAGTGTTTGATGCTGAGAAAAACGATCTAGAGCGTAAGGCAATAGAGAGGGCTAGAATGAGGTAGGGTGTAGTACAGATCAGCCCTAATGTAGTTCTATATACATGGTGTACGACATACTAAACAAGATCAAGAGCATCCTAGATGCTAACGAGCAGATCAACACAGTAACCTATGGGGATATATTTGAAGTTGATCTAAACAAGCAAAGCATATTTCCATTGGCTCATATCATGTTAGGATCTGCTACGATCTCTAACCAGACCATTACCCATACGGTAACGGTCATGTGTATGGATGTGGTAGATGTGGCTAAGACTGATGCAAGAGATGAGGCAGAGCCTTTCTACGGTATAGACAATGAGCAGGATGTCTTAAACACTCAGCTCTATGTCATGAATGATCTGATCCAGAACCTCAAGAAAGGAGATCCCTATATGGATGGTTTCCAACTAGAGGGAGATCCATCATGTGAACCCTTTACAGACCGCTTTGAGAACATGGTGGCAGGATGGGGTGCTGACCTAACCATAGTAACCAAAAACAAAGTGAGTATCTGTGGCTAGTCCTATTATCAATGAAGTGATCCAGACTAAGCTCCATGAGTTTGCTAAGGAGGTGGTACGCAAAGCCAAGCTAAACTTGGGTGCTACCAGAACCATCAAGTACAATGATGGCAAGAGCAAGAGGCGCAGGATGGTAGCTACTGGTAAGCTCCAGAACAGTATAGGGTATGTAGTTACCGCAGGAGGTGTACACTCCACTATACAATTTTTTATGGAGACATACGGTTACTACCTAGATGCAGGGGTATCTGGTCTAAAGCACAAAGTTAAGGGCGGTAGCCCATACAAGTATGGTAAGCTCAAGGCTAGTAGCATCTCACATAAAGAGGCTATCTACAAGTGGATCAAAGCCAGAAATATCAAGGCTAGAGATCCAGAGACTAATAGCTTTGTAAAGACCACAGAAGCCAAGCGCAGGAACATGGCTTACTTTATGGCTCGTAAGATCAAAGAGAGAGGTCTACCCAAAACGCAGTTTTTTACAGAGGGCTTTGAGGAGCTATACGATCAGCTCCCTGCTCAATTACAGTTCCTCATAGCAGAGGAGATAGAACAATTTTTAGATAAACTAAACTTACAACCGTAATGCCAACAGTATCTCCTACTGGTTTTGTGGGCAGTAAAAGCCCAGTGATCATTACCTACACCAATACTGCGGTGCAGGAGTTCACTGGTGTTACCCTCAAGATTTTTATCTGGGATGGGGAGTTCAATGCTAGACCTAGCACCCCCACCTTTACCATAGAGCGCAATAGCAACTTTCCTAGCACAGAGTTCTATGCAGATATAAGCCACTTTCTCAATGAGTACATAGAGTACAATACCGCTAACCTAGATGATAAGGTAGTGGCTAATGTAGCAGATGGCATGGTACAATGGTGTCAGGTGCGCTATGAGATGGAGTACACTAATACCGATGGAGACAGTGCTACCCATAATGGCTACTGGGATGCGTTCCTATTCTCTGGCGGTTACTCCTACTTTGAGGATGGGGCTAACTACCATTACCAGTACGGTATTCTCATGGCTGATGCAGAACGCTATGTAAGCGTGAATGATGTCATGACCATGCCTCTATGGATGAACCCATTAGAAGCCTTTGGAGATGATGACTGGAACTTGGCAGAGGATGTATGGAACCAGATTACTACCAACTGGAACGCTGAGAGTGAGGTAGGAGGAGAATACGGCAATAACCCAAACCCTTAACGATATGGCAGTAGATATTAAAGTAAAGGTAACGATGTCGGATGCCACAACCTTTACCCATACGATCAGCATAGATCAAGGCGATGCTAACGAGGCAGTGCGCCAGTTTCCATGTGGAGTACCTAACCTTACCCAGTTTATAAGAGATCAACAGATTGACAATGTAAGCAACCCAGAGGACATGGACTGGTATAGGATAGATCTCATGTCTGGTACTGAGGTAGTAGATAGCCGTAAGTTCTATGTTACATGTGAGCCTAAACATGATCCAGTACACCTAGCTTTCATTAACAAGTTTGGCATGTGGGATTACTGCACTTTCTTTAAGCGATCAGAGGATAACTACACTGTGCAGAATGAGCAGTACAAGGCGATCACTGGAGAGGTGGTGTCTGGTGCATACAGTATAGACAAAGCCAACCCTCAGTACCGTAAGTACAATATCAAGAGCAAGAAAACCAAAACCCTAAACACTGGATGGGTAGGGGAGGATCATGCAGAGCTAATGAAGCAGTTACTCCTATCTGATAGGGTGCTAATACTATCAGATGATCGTACAGTAACACCATCTGGCACTGGAGAGCAAAGGCAATACACCTACACCCAAAACGGTGTGGCAGTCAATGTGGTAACGAACTCGTTACAACTGCAAAAGCATGTGAATGAGCGCATGATCAACTACACCATAGAGATAGAGTACGCATTTGATGATTTGAACATAGCACTATAATGAAGCAGTTAGAGCTATACATATCTAACCAGAGGATTGATCTGCATGAGGGAGAGAACATAGAGCTAGTGATCTCAGCCCAAAAGGTGCAGGATCTAAGCAAGGTGTATGGAGACTACTCTCAGAGCTTTACCGTACCTGCAACGCCTACCAATAACAAGGTGTTTAAGCACTACTACGCAGTAGACCTCAGTAATGGTCTAGATGCTAACACTAGGCTACCTGCCTTTGTACAGATCAATACCTTTCTGTACAGATCTGGAGTGGTAGAGCTAGAGGGTGTGCAGATGGAGAACGGTAGACCTAAAGCCTACATGATCGCTTTCTATGGAGAGAACACTAGCCTAAAAGATAAGTTAGGCGAGGCTAAACTAGCTGACCTAGATCTATCAGCATTTGACCACCTATACTCTGACTACAACCGCAAGACTGGTTTTGAGGGAGGCTATGCCTCTGGCACTAGCTCTAGCGTGATCTACCCTGCTATTAGCTCAGTGGATGACTGGTTCTACAACTCTAATAGCTCTAGTCATGGGGATAATAACATAGCCTACCACACTACTAACGATGTGCATGGTATAGAGGCTTTCATGCTAAAACCTGCACTCAAGGTTAGCAAGATCGTAGAGGCTATTGAGGCTGAATACGGTGTTACTTTTAACAGTACCTTTTTTGGCACTAACAAGTTTACGGATCTGTACATGTATCTCAATGCTAAAGAGGGATATATATTCAGTGAGATCGGTACAGACTACACCACTATGGTTACATATACTGTACCTGCTAATGTTACCAATTTGAGCCTCCAGTACGATGTGGACTATGGCTCACTCCAGTACCAGTTAGTGTTTACTGTCAATGATCAGGTAGTGGGTACTAAGACCATTGCCACCAACCTCAACAGTGCGATTTTCTTTTTTGATAGTGCTACTGAGGGAGATGTGGTCAAGATAAACCTCAGAGGTCTAAACGGTAGATTTACTGAGATAGATGGCTTTGACTGGCAGTGGTACGACATTACGACCTCACTAGGCGCACAACAAAGCATAGGTACGAGAAGCCATACCCCTCAGATTACCATAGCTGATCTCATGCCAGACATCAAGGTATCTGAGTTCCTATCTGGGCTGATCTCTATGTTTAACCTAGTGATCCACCCTACCGCTAAGGATGTGTACGACATAGAGCCTCTAGATGATTGGTTTGCCAATGGCAATACGCATGACTTTACAGAGTATATAGACATCTCTAAGCACACCATGACCAAGCTACCTCTACATAACCGTATAGAGATGAAGTACCAAGAGCCAGAAGCGATCATCAATTCACAGTTTGTACTAAATAACCAGATAGGGTATGGGGATCTACGCACTGATTTTGATTTTGATGGGGAGGAGCTAGTGATAGAACTACCTTTTGAGAACCTGC